ATAATCCGCATTCTGATCTAGAACCGCCAAGCCTTTGTGATTCGTGCCGCCTCTGGAATACTTCCGACGCCATGCGGCCTGTAGGGCCTCTTTCTTGCTGTCCGGGATAGTGAGGTTAAGTATCTTGAGAATGCCGCTCGGGGTGCCGTCAGACTCGAAAAAGGCATCGACGTAATCTGTTAAGGCGATGTCAGAATTGACTGTCTTGAGTGCAACTGCCAGGGGTGAAAGGCCATAGAATCGGTTTACCAGGTCCACCCTTCGCCTGATCATCATGTTATCGGGTTTGATGTTATGCCGGCTGCCGTCGCTGTGAAGGTACTCGTAACGTTGAACTTCGGTGTTGGATTTGTTCAGAATCGGGACGACCTTGTTAGGGTTCAAGGCGTATATCTCGACGGGCATCCCGGCCTCTGATCTCACCACTTCGCCGTAGAATATGCCTGCAGCGTATTCGCTGATGACCATCAACCGGCGAAAGTCGCGCCCGGTCTCGTGCGGGTTAGGTTTCTTGAACAAACTTGGCAAAGGGTGGCCTTCTATCTTTTCCCATTTCGCATCGCCGTTATTGCCGACAAGCTTTTCGACAATGATCTCGGCATCGTTCATTACGTCCGCAATTTTGTTTATGCAGGCGTAGGCTAATTCGTGTTGGGCGTAGGCCTCAAGCAGGGCCTCAGGCGAATTGACGTTCAACGTGCGCCGGTTAAGGTAATAGCGGGTTATCGAATTGCCGCCCGTGCCTTCGATCATCGGGTCATAGGATTTAAGGCCAAGGAAATTGGAAAGAGTTTGTTTGATGTCCATCTAGATATACACCCCTATGCCCCGATTGAGAATATCGTTGGCCAATGCTCTTGAAACTACTGTGTCGTCGTGGAAGCCCGCGGGTGCATTGTAACTGATACGCCCGGTCGCGTCATGTCTTTTTGCTTCGTAGGCCTCTAACTCGCGGGTGGCTATGGGATGGTCTAGCCATTTCGTCTCTTCCTTCTCGAGCGCTAACGCCAAGCTTTGTATCACTTGCGGCTTTGATTGAGCGGTCATGGTAAAGCCCTGCACGGGCAACCCCATCTCGCAAAGCGATTCGAAGTTAGGGCTTCCGATGCTGTTCAACTCAACTTGGGCCTGAGTAACGCCCCATCGATCGAATACGACCTTCAGCCGTTCGCGTTGGAAGTTCCAGTCTATTTGATTAAAGCGGTCTAATTCTAATTCCTTTCGGCAGTCCTGACAAACAACAGATATTGCAGTGAAGTCATTGACCTGGCCCCAGTCTATCCCGGCAACCTTTGCGTGGCCGTAGTGGACCTGTGGCGTTTCCTGATCGCCGTTGTATAGGTTAGCCGTGATATTGCGAAAGACGGCGCCTTCGCCTTGTATAAACTCGGCAAGGTATTCTTGCCTGAAAACGTCTAATGGCAATTCGTCCCGGGCGGCATCTATCTCATGCGGTTTTATGAAAGGGTTTGATAGTGTCGGGAAATGGAAGGAACGCCAGTCGGTTTTAGATTCGTCCAATCCCCTTGTGTATAAGCTGTGGAAAAAGTTCAAGCCTTTGGGTGTCGAATAGAAGTCGGCACCGCCTTCGAAGTCGGCTAGTGTTGGCCTGATAACCTTGTTCCAAGCTGATTCTAAGTCAGTGACCATCGCGGCTTCATCGATCAGGGCTAACGCATACTTACGCCCGCGGACCGTATCGGCTGAGTCCAATGACCACATCGAGAAGCTGCCGCCGTTGACTGTGGAAAACCGATGCTCTGCGGTGCTTTTTTCGATGATGACGGGGTTGTAAAGTTCGATGGCCTCGCGCCAGAACTCCTGCAGCATCTTGTAGGTTGGGGCGAAGTAGGCGACGGGTAAACCTGACAAAGTCGGTTTTAAGGATCGAATCAAGGCCATGCGGGTCTTGCCGAATCGACGACCGCAGGCCACCACGTTAAAGCGGGTTTCGTTGTCTAGGATTTCCTGTTGAGCCGGGTGCGGGGCATCAACCTTGATCCTGATCGCCGTTTGAGTTGCTGCCGTCATATTTGACGAATTCAACAATTACCTTTTGATTAACGTCCTGTTCGATCTTGTCTGGCTGCTTGCCGTGCAGGCTGTCCTGGATCTCACGCCAAGCATTCGTATTGCCTTTCATGGCTGACTTTGCTTGGCCTAAGGCTATAGCCTCGTAAAGCGTAACCTGTTTGGTGGTGCCGTCAGGTTTTTTGATCTCGGTTTTGAGGCTGAGAATACCTTCGTAGACGGTGGCCCGGTTGGGTGCGCCTTTAGGCCGGCCTACGTTTTGTGTCGGTTGTCTTTCGGACGAGAACTGCCGAAGGTTAGCCAATGAATTAGGGTTCATTTCTCGCCGGGGTTTTCTCGCTATCTTCTCGCTTTTGACTTTGGTCATTTAAACAAATTGGAGCGCAGCGGTCGGACTTGCACCGCCTTCATCTGTCTGGTTGACAGCCGCATCATTATCAATGCTTGCTGCGCGTTTAGGATATGGTTTTGCTAACGGTTTAACACGTTTTCGCATCTCTGCATCAAGTGGCATTATATAGCGAAACTTTGTTGTATCTCCACGCCGTTCCGCATTCGGAAAATTAGCGTCTAGAAATGCCTTATCACGCCGACCATATAAGGCCCCAAGCGTTCGTTTATGAATCCATTTCCCGTTGACCTTGATAGACACTCCACCCGCTTTTCCTGCAAGGCCGGTATAAATCCAATTCCCCGCTTGGTATATCGTGCCGAAATGATCTTGTTCTGTGTCTGCAAAGCTCACAACGAGCCGTAATCCTGTCTTGGATAGTTCATTAAGGCAAAACGCTACAATCCGCGTTACAGGGCTTATATGCGTTCGCAATGCAATGCGTACCAACTCGCACGTTTCGGTTTGTTTTAATCCGTAGGGCTTGCCGAGGTTCGCATTCGCTCCGCGTCCGAAGATAACCGCACCGATAAACCGATCGTTTTCCCACACGCCGAACTTGACCAATTTTCCTGCGGGCATTGACTGTGAATAATGCCAATTCATAACCGCGAACTTTGCAGCTTCAAATGAACAACCGGCAATATGCAGTTTAGGTTTACTCATTCACCACGCCACCACAATGCGGACAAATAACAGGTTCTTTAACGTCTAAGCGTTCCGCGATCTCGACCGGCTCAAAATTCGGTCCAAGGGCGCCTTCTAAACCCCAGTCCTCAAGCGGGTAGTCCGTCCATTCGTTGGCGAGAATATCCCAATCATCCTGACCAAAGCCGACGTTGTCTTTTATCACTATTTCGGCCAGGGTTGCGGGCGGCGTATCGGGTGAAAGCACCTTGCAGGGCATCTCTGCGTGATCTAAGGCTATAGCAGCCCGCAGGCGCATATTACCGCCGATAACGACATAATGGCCATTCTGCGGATAGACGATCAATTCCCGGAGTTCAAGCATTTCGGGCAAGGCTTCGATGGATCGTTTCATTGCCTCAAACCGGGCGTCTTTTATAAACCTCGGATTCTTCGGCAAGCCTTCTATCTGGCCGTTATTGGTTTGCAGTAGTTTGATCGGGATCGACTTTGTCATTTTGCCAGTATAAACCACGCGGCAAGGCCGACGATAAAAGCCCATTTGCCTAACTCGCCTACGCGATCAAGTTCATTGACGTATTTCGCGACGATGTAAAGCAAGGCGCCGATGATGAGGACGATTAAAGCTATGTTTTGATAAGTCATTTTATTCACCAGTTTGGTCGATCGTCATGTTTTAGATTACGGGGACGGCCCCAGTGGAAAGCGAAGAGGCCGCCGACGTTCGTGCCGACAAAGACAAAAGGGGCGAGAAGCTTGTTGCGTTTCCAGATGCATTTGAACAATTCTGAGTCCGCCTGCCATTTATCGCGGAAACTGCCGCCAGTGCGGTAACTGAAGTCGTGTTCTTTGCAGCATAGACGCTCATTGGAGCCGCCGCCTATCAAATTGCAGCCGTTTCCCCCTTTCCAGACGTAAGAAACTGCCTTAGAACGCTTCTGTGCGTCAGGAATCGCTATATCAGTTTTACTCACCGGCTCTAATTCGGGGCTTGTGTCGCCGCAGACTGCATCGATCGCCATCCACAGGTTGCGGCTTTTGTCGGGTTTCTCGATCTTAGGTTTACTGAATGTCTTGTGGACCTTCTTGCCGCGCCAGAGCCCGCGGTCTTCCAAGCGTTCCCCGGTGCGTAGGGTGCAGTCTATACGCCAAACGGTAACGATCCATGTTTGGTTATTGAGTTTGTAGGCGTCGGGTTTGTCGGGCGTCGGGGCGTTCTCGTAATGGGCGGCCAGGGTTTCAGCCAGGGCGCCCGATGGGGTGCGGACAAGGTTTACCGGGTTTACGAAGTAGATGATCAGGTCATCGCGGCCAACCTCCGTGAAGTTCTCAAGGTTCTTGATCAGGGGCACTTGGGCGACTATGGTGACTGCAGCGACAACCAAAGCGATTATCATGAGCAGGCCGGCAATGATGACCCACGGTTTATACCGCTGCCAGATCGTCGGCACGATTGGTTCTATCAAAGACATATTTTCGTGGGGGTTATAAATCGTTGGAACAGTATTTAATCACATCGTGGTTAGCGTGTATAGTGTTTTCTGACCGCAGCAGGATCGCGGCAAATGTCCACACAAGTTGCAAAAAAGGGAAAGCCCGTCTATGAGAATTGGATAAACAAGTGTAGAAGTAAACTCCTACGAACCAGGGATGTATGAAGGGGCCAAGTTAAAAGCTTGGCTCTTTCTCGTTTAGCATCCTACAAGTTCTACATAGTCGCATCCTTCGGGGCAGGGGATGATCTCGCCTACACCCCAACGTTCGCCCGTGTC